CTAGCTTCGGCGGTATGGATTCAGCAAATTTGACGGCGCAATGGTTGATGGCGCACCCATGGACGGTGTTGGGTGTACTGGTGATCCTGGCGGCAGCGGTGAAGGCTGGCGAGACTCTGCGCGCGGGTTGGAAACGCCGGAAATCGCGGGCCGTTCGGCTACGTTCTGAACGGGAGCAGAAGCGATTTGATCCGCTGGCAACGGTGTACCAGCCGAAGGGCTACCGTAGGGCAAAGGAGCCACGGCAATGACCTGCTGGCGGTAGTTGTCGAATGGCGGGTTTTGCATCCATGTTTTGCATTCGGCATGGGATAGACCGGCGTCCGTGCCCTGTTGGGTCAGGCACTTGCAAACGCCCTTGAAGCAGACACCGCCAGAGACTTGCGGCATGTTGATGACGACGCGCAGACCGTCATACGCTGGGGCGGTTTCGGGCTTGGTGGAAATGCGCGGAATGAATGCAATACGATCATCGATGAAGGCGGATTCAACCACTGGAGGCGCAGCAACCGGACCGGCCACCGTGGCGGGTTTCGCGCCCTGCTGCGCGATCTCTTTCGGTTGAGGGTTAAAACGTTCTTCCATCCTGGCCTTGAGGGTGGGACCAAGGAACGCAAACGCAGCAATGCCGACGGCGATGAACCAGACGAGGCCGGGCATACGCCGAGCAGTCTTGGTGTGTAGCTCTGCGCTTTTATAGAGCTTGAACACTTTTTTATCGAATCGCCATGGGCTCTTGGTGATGCTCTTAGAAAACATAAGGCCGCGACTTACGTGGTCCCACTCGTACACCACAGCGAGTGCCATATTCGCTATGCGGCGCACGTGCAGATGGCGACCGCCGAGTGCGTGAATGTGCTTGTCCAGGTTGATGACGTTTTGAGTAATCAAGACGAAATCAACGCCCATATGCCGGTGCGTGTCCAGGGCCTGAATGTCGTCAGGCACCTTGGAACCGTTCGGCCTGGGAGGCCAAACTTTTTGAACTTCATCAAACACGATCAAGCTGCCGGGCTTTGCCCAGGTGTGCCAATCGCGCAAACCCTGGTTGTCACCCCCATCGATCAATTCATGATCGACTTGCAGGCCGTTGATGTTGGTGTAAATCGTTCGCGGATACTCTATTTCTGAACCGTCCGAGGCTTTGCCCTTCACCGTTTTGCCCACCATGGGCAACAAAAGTTTTTCGATGGTGTAAAGGGTTTTGCCAGCGCCGGGCGTGCCAGAAATGATGGTAATCATGTGTTATTCCCGAGTATTTTCGTGGCGCTGCTGATCTGCCACAGCATCACTTTGACAGCCACCGCCGCGAGAATAATTCCGATGCCTTTGCCACCACCAGCGAGCAAAAACACGTTGAGCATGTCCATGGGCAACGAGTTAACAGAGCCAATCAATTGAGATTTGACCTGATTTACAGCCGCTTCAAATCCGGTAATTGTGACAACCGAGAAACCCAGCGCTAACAGCACTTTTGCAATAAAAGGCTGGACCAGAGATAGCAACCATGTGCCGATTTTCATTATTCAGTCCTCCCGGGAATCAGAATCATAAAGGCCGCAAACGTGCAGCAAATTATCAAAATCGGCTTGAGATATTCCGTGATATATCCACAAGACTGGTTCCAATCCCACACCTTGAACTGCTGTAAACCATGGGGCGCAAAATAAACATCGGCAGGACAAGCGCCAGGACCGAATAGATTTTCTTCCATCAGAGTAATATTTTTATCTGATTTTGGAATTTCATGTTCGGGAGTATCTAACTCAGGTTTAGCACAGGCCAGAACGTCAGGATTTTTTGCACAAAAATCATTAGGCGTCTGGCCGGCAGGTGCATAAGGATCTGTTTCCGGCACAGGTTCAGGCATTGGTTGAGGCCCTGGGACTGGCTTATTTATGGGCTTCAAATCAACACGCAGAGGCTCTAATGGCGTGGGTGAAGGAACTACACGAACACCGGGTTGCAGCCATGGTTGATTTTCAGGGCTTGGCGCTGCATTCGGGTCATATTGCGGATTTTGAACCGGATCACCAGTAGGAACGAATAATGGCCGAGGCTGGGGGTTTGGGCCGGGCTCTGGATTAATTACGGGTTGCTCAACCGGCAATGGCGTAGGCCGTGGAATCTCAAATGGGACAGTTTCAGGCATTGGCTTTGGGGCCAATATATCTTCAAATTCGGGTTTCGTGACCGTTATCAATGGTGGATTTTGAACGCACCCGGCAGGCGTAACATACCAGCCAACAGGGCATTGAGAAGTACCAATATAGAAAGGAGTTTGGGCGACATTACTAGGGTTGTATTTATTGCTGTAGTAGCAATAAGAATATTGCCCCTCAGTGCCAACGTGCGAATATTGCCAATCCGGAAGACTTTGCACGAAAGTTTTACAAACACCTTCCATAGAAGGACCAGAAATTCCCTGAATATAGTAAGTTTTCCCATCAGACAATACAGCAGAATTATCTTGTTTAGCCCATCTATTATTAACAGCATCCCAAACAATACCGGCAACACCGAGCCATGAAGCAATACCTACACCCACCCGGACGTATGGATTCATGAAAATGGCAGCGGCAGCAATACGAGGGGCATTGGCAGCAAGGCGATAAGATGCTGGCATTGTTGCAGCAGTACCCGGAACAGGGACGCGCAACGCGCCAGGATGGTGTAAAACATTTCCATAGGCCGCTTGATTTGCGGATGGTGCAAATGTCCAATTGCCAGGAGAGCCGCCGAAACCAGAAGGCGGCGCGAGCTGAGCATATCCAGCATTCGCAGTCAGCGAAAAGCCACCCACAAGAGCAAGAGTGAGCCCAAGGCGAACATGAATTCTATTGATGATGGCATGACGTTTAGTCTTTTGCATGATCGACACTGAATAGCTTTAAGAGGCCGCGTGCGCAGGTAATAACGACCGCAGCCACCAGAAAGAACCCGAACAACAGTTCTATGTCTGCAATGTGTTCGGGGTTCGGCGGTGCGGGCTCCACTTGCACAACAACAGTTGTTGTTGACGGTTCCATGGAACCCGCCCCGGCTTAGCGCCAACCCAGCTTGGAAGCGAGCTTCATAAGGCCCCAGATGACCACGCCAGCGGCCATGATCAGGCCAATAGCCGTGGTTGCATCAGTCTGATATCCCGTGATGGCGGTGGCAACCTCGGGAGGCAAGGCAGCATGGGCAGCACCGGCAGAGGCCAGGACAGCAGCGGGAACGAGGGCAAGACGGGTAGCGATTTTGTTCATGGTTTTTCTCCAGTTGAACGGGTTGAGGAATGGCGCGAAATTGCACCCCATGACCCCGCACGCGAGGCCACAAGCTGAAATCACAAAGTCGGAGGAGGGCGGTAAAGGCCGTCCAGATCGATGACCTGGGGACGGTGGAATGGCTCGGTGTGGTCCTCGATAAGCTGCACGCAGGTTTCAAGGTCCTCAACAATGGCGGCTTCGCAGAGCAACATGACCCATTCCGGCTGGCCGTCCTCGAAAGACGGCGCGAGGAAAGCGCCTGTTGTGCGAGACTGGATCACGTTGCGCATAGGTGCCATAGTGCGTTACGCGGCCTTGGCCTGGGTGGCGGGTTTGATCGCCAGCAGGGTCAATTTCGTGGTGTTATCAGCACCGGCCACAATGTCGAATTCGCAATCACACATCACGCCGCCCAGAGGCCAAGAGCTCTTAAGGTGTGCCCACTTCTGAAACTCCGTGGAATCGCCCAACTTGAAAGGGCGCGTAACGACACCGATGCTTTCACCGCTGGACGACTGGGAAATGTCAACGGACAGGTGGAAGGTAGTGGAGTCGAAGGCACGGCCCTCGTAGTCACCCTTGGATTGCTTAATGCCGTGCAGAACGGCTTTGCTGGTCATCTTCATTTTTAAGTCCTTGGTTACGGCCTAAGCTGGTTGCATCCCGGACCGGCCACGCCCAGGTGCAAGAACACGATGGAATGCGCGATCAAACGCACCTGCGATCTCGTTTTCATTGAAGCGCTGGAGGCGTCCAGGCGCTTTTTTGTTAAACAGGATTTCTTCGATAAATTGCGTGTTGCCGAGATGCTTGAAGCACAGAGCAATGCTGGGCGCGGCGGTGTCCATGAGCCACTGAACGTTGCGCTTGACCTCGGCACAGATCGTTTCAGCGGCGAGGCGTGCAGTCGTGCGAACGGGCTGTGGTGTGGCCTGTGAACCGGCTTCGCGCAACATGGAGGCGTGCCAATCGCTGGCGCCTGCAAAGAAGTCGGCAGGACGGCGAAGAATGTCCGAGGGATACACGCGCAGCTTGTTGCCATAGCGAAGCTCAACGCGCAACCATGGGCTGTCGTCCTTGGGGCCGAAAAGCTGGTGGCCCTTTTCATACACGTTGGTTTGTTTGCCTGCTTCCTTGCTCCCGAAGTAGAAGGACCGGGCGCGACCGTTGCACCAGTCGCCGACCTGATTGCAGCTAGGTGTACGGCCATGGTGGTCCATCAACCCGGCCTTGTAGTTGGCCTGCACACGGTCCATGCCACCGGCGAAGCCGTCGAAGAAATCGAGGGCGAGGTCTACGCGGGTAATCGTGGCTTGGGTGCGATCAATGATGGCGGCGAGGCGGTGGTTAAAGCCGTGCTGCGCGAAGGTGCAGGCGGTGCCGTAAAGGTTACAGTGAATGGTGCGCGCCTGGGCGTGCTGGCGTGGGCTTTCACCGCTGGAAAGGTAGCCAACCCAACCGCATTCGACCTCATTGCGAACGATGGACCAGCGGAAGCGATAGAAGTCGTGGCCCTTGCGGATTTCAGGGAACACGCTGAACTCGGGGCCGAGGGCTTCGCATGCTTGCTCGGCGAGGGCCTTGGCCTGGGCGCTGGCGGAGAAATCGGGGTCTGACAACTCACGCAGGACAGAGGCCATGCGCTGGTAGTTTTGTTCCTGCCATGCGCCAGCAGGCGCAGGAAACAAATCATCGACCGATGGCGTGGGCGCGTTGCGCAGGTTGCAGGTGAAGCGGACCCAATCGACGTGAACGGGCTGCTTCGTTTTGATCCGCTCGGCAGTGAGGCGCAACTTAACATCGTTGCCGTCAAGGACGAGGTCGGTCTTCTTTACGCGGGTCATGCTTGTGACTCGTTCAGGTTCTCCCCGTGATTACCAACGGGGATGGTTTGAAAGCCTACAGCGGCAGCCGTGCGGCGCTGCGCTTGCCCGGCCTTGCTGGCGGCTTCCAGTTCAGGCGATAACACGAACTCAAAACCCTCGAAACGCGACGAGCGGGGGTCACGCTTCCGGATGTGATCGAGAAACTGGGCGATCTGCTGCCACTCGTGGCGATTACGTTCAGTTATGACAGGTCGGCGCAT